CGGCGTACCGGTGGCGTTCATCCCGGCGGCGCTCGGAGGGTCGAGCATCAACGCGTGGCAGTGCGCCGCCGATCACTTCGACCGCAGCACGCTGTGCGGCTCGATGCTCTATCGCGCGCGCCGCTCGGGTGTGCGGGCGATTCTCTGGTGGCAAGGGGAATCCGACGCTATCGCCGGGATGTCGGCGGCAGCCTACCAGGCCAAGCTCGAAGCCCTCGCGGATGTCGTCTTCGCCGAGACCGGCGCGCCGCTGATCGTATGCCTCCTGCAAAACAGCGCGGGCATCGCAGACGCCGCCGAGAATCAGATCCGCTCGGCGGCGCTCGCCGCCGCAAGTGCGAACCCCCATGTGCTGCTCGGCCCGGACCTGAGCGACATCAGCAGTGAGGACGACTTCCACGTACGGACGGATGCCCTGGCGGCCGTCGTTGCTCAGCGCTGGGCCGATGCGATCGAAGCGAGGTTCGGATGGTGATGCGGTCCGAAGTGGCCGAAAAGTACCAGGAGGAAAGCTGATGGGGCGGCATAACCAGAATCGCTGGGTGCGACCGTCTACGGTGAGCAATCCGGAGCGCGACCAGAAGCCGCTGCAGACCCCGGAGCCGCCGCCGCTCGAGCAGCGCGAGGAAAAGGCGCCGCCGACGGCGGAGGACGACGAGGCGCCGGCGCCGCTCGTAGCGCAGTCGCCGCCAGCAGCGGCGCCAGCGGACCCGCGCTCGGAGCGCGAGGTGCGCCTCGCAGCTGCGCGCGCCCTGCAGCCGGAAGGTGCGCACTGGCTGCGTGTGTGGCAGCAGGGGCGGGATGCGGCAGTGACGGCGCTTGAGGGCGGCGCCACGATCGCCGCCGCGTACGCGCTGCGGCCGCCCGAGGTCTCAGGGTGCCGCGACTGCTGGATGCGCGGCCGTGACGCAGCGCTGCGCGTGATTCAGGGGGTCTGATCGAGAGCATGACCCAGGAAGGGACCATCCAGCCACTCACGCAACGCCAGCGCGAGGTGCTCCACGAGATCGTGAAGCACGTTCGGGCCGTGGGCTACCCGCCATCCCTGCGCGCACTCGGTCGACGACTGGGGATGAATCACTCCCGGGTGCAGCAGCATCTCAACGCCCTGTGCAAAAAGGGCTGGCTTCGATCGCCGACGGCCGACGGGATTCACTGCCAGCACCTCCCCTAGCCAATTTGTATAGGGGGGGACTATCCAATTTGGATAGTTCCCGCCGCGAAGGCGGCGCGTGACGATGCGCGCGTATGGCGAAGCCGAACGGTGCCAACGCGCAGGTCACGTCCCCACGCATGATCGACATGCCGCCGCTCTCGATCCGAGCGGAGGTCGTCACCCCGTCCACGGCGAACGACGAGACGCGTGAGGTCGAGATCGTCTTCACGACCGGCGCCGACGTCGAGCGTTACGACTGGGCCAACGACCGCCGCTACGTCGAGAGGCTGAGTCTCGATCCGAAGCACGTCCGCATCGATCGTCTCAACGCCGGCGGCCCACTCCTCGACTCTCACAGCGCGTGGTCCGTGTCCGACATGCTCGGCGCCGTCATTCCGGGCAGTGTGTCCTTCTCAAAGAACCAGATCCGTGCCCGCGTGCGCTTCAGCAAGCGCGAAGCGGTCGACGGCGTCTGGCAGGACGTGAAGGACGGCCTCGTCCGCAGCGTCTCGGTCGGGTACCGCATCTACAAGTACGAGGAGACCGAGGCCAAGGGCAACAAGCTGCCCGTTCGGCTCGCGACGGACTGGGAGCCGTTCGAGGTCTCGATGGTCCCGATCCCGGCCGACGCCGGAGCGATGGCTCGCGGGGAAAAGCCCGCCGACACCAACCAGTGCGAAATCTTGACGCGCGCCGAGGCAGCGCCGTCTCCACAGCCTTCTCAGCCTTCAAAGGAGCACACGCCCATGGAACCCACGAACGACGGCCGCTCGGAGTTCGTCGTCGAGGACAACCCCCTCGCGCCGGCCCCGGTCACGCGCACGGCCCCGGCCGTGCCGACGGAGCCGAACGAGAGCGACGCCGCGGTGGCCCGTGAGCGCGCGCGAAGCCAGGGCATCACGCTCGCCTGCCGCGCGGCTCGGCTCCCGGCGTCGACGGCGGACAAGCTGATCGCCGACGGCATCTCCCTCGTCGACGCGCAGACGCGCGTCTTCGAAGAGTTGGCCAAGCGCGGCGGGGACGCCGCGGGTCCGGCGCCCGGTCCGTCGGGTGCCGGCAGGCTCGAGGTCGGAGACGACCCGCTCGTGCACGCCCGCGCGGGCATCGAGAACGCGCTGCTGCACCGTGCGGCGCCCACGCTGAAGGACGCCGACGGCAAGCAGAAGTTCCCGCTGCAGGACATCGGCCGCCAGTACCGCGGCATGGGCCTGATGGACATCGCCCGCGCCTTCCTCCAGGCGCGTGGCATCCGCACCACTGGGATGAGCCGGCTCGACATCGCCGGCGCCGCGCTCGGGCTCGTGCAGCGCGGTGGCATGCACACCACCAGCGATTTCGCGCTGCTCCTCGCGGACGTGCAGGGCAAGATGCTGCGCGCCGCCTACGAGGAGGCGCCGCAGACCTGGCAGCGGCTGTCGCGGCGGGTCATCCTGCCCGACTTCAAGCCGTCCAAGCAGCTGCAGCTGGGCGACGCGCCGAACCTGCTCGCCGTCGAGGAGCACGGCGAGTTCACGCGCGGGACGATCGCCGAGGCCAAGGAGCAGTTCGCCCTGGCCACGTTCGGCCGGATCTTCTCCATCACGCGCCAGGCGCTCATCAACGACGACACCGACGCCTTCAGCCGCATCCCGATCGAGTTCGGCCGGGCCGCGCGGCGCAAGGAGTCGGACCTCGCGTGGGAGCAGATCACGCTCAACGGGAACATGGGCGACGGCGTCGCGCTGTTCCACGCGACCCACGGCAACCTGGCCGGCGCGGGTGCCGTCATCAGCGTCACCACGATCGGCGCGGGCCGCGCGGGGCTGCGTCTCCAGAAGGGTCTCGACGGCACGACCCTCCTGAACCTGGCGCCCAAGTACCTCGTCGTGCCGGCCACGCAGGAGACGGTCGCGGACCAGTTCGTCAGCACGCTGCTGACGGCCGCGCTCGCCTCGAGCGTGAACCCGTTCGCCGGCCGGCTCGAGGTCATCTCGGAGCCGCGCCTCGACGCGAACAGCACGATCGCCTGGTACCTGGCCGCGGACCCGTCGCAGGTCGACATCCTGCTGGAGGGCGTGCTCGAGGGCCAGGACGGTCCGGTCATCGAGACCCGCGTCGGGTTCGACGTCGACGGCATCGAGATCAAGGCGCGGCTGGACAAGGCCTTCAAGGTCGCCGACTGGCGCGGCCTCTGGAAGAACCCCGGCGCGTAACGCCCTGATCGGCACTCGGAGGAAGCAGGCATGAAGAGCGGGATCGAACCCGGCAACAGCGTAACGTTCACAGCGCCCGGCGGCGGGGTGGTGAGCGGCACCGGCGTGCTGATCGGCTCGCTCTTCGTAGTCCCGGCCGTCACCGCCGCGGCGGGCGCCAAGTTCGCCGGCGTCTGCCGCGGTGTCGTGGAGCACGCGAAGGTGTCGGCGCAGGCCTGGACCGAGGGCCAGCGGCTGTACTGGAACGCCGGCCTGTCGCAGGTGACGAGCGATTCGACGGCCGGCTCGTTCATCGGCGTGGCCGTCGAGGTCGCGGCCAATCCGTCCGCGAAGGGGAAGGTCCTTCTCGCGGGCGGCGCCTCGCCCGAGTTCGCCGAGGGGCAGCAGGCGACGGTGGTCAGCCTCACCGACGCGTTCGGCACCGGCGACGACACGATCGCGGACGTCGGCGGCGCCTTCAACCAGGCGACCCTCAACAACAACTTCCGCGACCTCGCCGACAAGGTGAACACCATCCTCACCCGTCTGCGCGACGCGGGAATCATCGCGCCGTAAGGAGAGCCCATGAAGACCTACGATTCGCCCGGAGAGATCCTCACATTCACCGCGCCGGGCGGCGGTGTCGTCGCCGGCACGGGCGTCAAGATCGGCGACATCCTCGTGATCCCGCTGGTCACCGCCGCCGCCGGCGCGAAGTTCACCGGCGTCCGCCTCGGCGTCGTGGACCACGCGAAGCTCTCGGCGCAGGCCTGGACCGAGGGCCAGCAGGTGAACTGGGACGACACCAACAAGCGGTTCACCACCGTGACCACCGGCAACTTCAGGGCCGGCGTCGCCGCGGCCGTGGCGGCGAACCCGTCCGCCACCGGCAAGGTCGTCCTCGCCGGCGTCAACCTCGGAACGGCGCTGGCGTAACGCGCTGCGTTGAGGGGGCCTGGTGGATCTCGGCGAGGTAATTCGGGACGCGGTCGCGGTCGTGAACGAGTTCACGACCCCCGTCCAGGAGCCGGTCCAGCACTTTCCCTGGATCGGCCTGGACGCCCGCGAGCAGCCCGTCTACGCCGCCGTGGGCGTGCCGCTGTCGGCGATCGTGACGCGCGTGCCGGGCGTGATCAACGAACAGTCCGGCGACGTCATCGAGTACAGCCATCACCTCGCGTTCCTCGGCCCTATCGCGCCATGGGGAAGCGGCGGCGGCCGCAAGGAGCCGATCGACGTGCGTGATCGGTTCGTCCTCGGTGACGGCACCACGAGCCCGACCGTCAAGGCGAGCCCGGCGCTCCGCGACGGATCGACGGGGACCGGCTTCGCCTTCGAAGTCTGGCTGGGAGTGAAGCGGTGATCGCCATCAAGCCTGCCATCAAGCAGCTACTCGTCGAAGACGAGGCGGTGGCGGCGCTCGTCGAGGGCCGCGTGCACTTCGACGTGATCCCCACGCGCGACTCGCTGCCCGGTCCGACGCTCGTGCTCACGACCTGGCCGATCCAGGTCCTGCAGGGGAGCGAGGGGCGCACCGGCCTGGAGGCGCACGCGGTCCAGGTCGACGCGTACGCGACGGACCCGCTCACGCCGGACGAGGTGATGGAGGTGGCGGCCGAGGCCTTGAGCCCAACGCCGCCGAAGCCGCACCGGCGCACCGTCGCCGGCGTGGAGATTCAGGCCGTGCGCGAGACGCCAGCAGGCGGCGCGCCGACCTACGAGGCCGACACAAGGCTGTATCGGCGCTCGCTGGACTTCAAGGTTCACGCCGCGAGGGCGGCGGCATAGGAGGACTCATGGCGCTCCAGGCAAGCATCAACGTCGGCCTCGACATTCGTCGCACGGCCACGCCCGACTTCGGCACGGATGCGTACGCGCATTCCGCCAGCTGGCTGAAGTCCCTGCTCGACGGGACCGGCTCGGGCCAGGCGAACAAGGTGTTCGTCGACAAGGTCCAGCTCGCGGGCGCCGGGACCATCACGTACGACCTCGACGCGGGCACGCTCGCCGACCCGTCCGGCGTCTCCGGCGGCGTCGTGGCCGGCTTCTCGCGCATCGTCGCGATCTGCATCCGCCGCACGGATGCGCCCGCTGCCGGCACGCAGGACGAGAACGTGAACCTGCTCGGGGACTTCGTGAAGTCGAAGCTCCTGGGGGGCTGGGTGGACGACGCCATCGTCATCCCGATCCGTCCCGGCGGGATCTTCCTGTTCGTCGCCCCGGACGCGACGGGCGTGGCGATCACCGCGGCCACCGGCGACGAGCTCACGCTCACGAACGCGTCCGCCGGCGACACCGTCAATCTCGAAGTCGTCATCATCGGCAGCTAGTCGCTGTCCTGAGCAGGAGGTAAAGAGTCATGGCCACTCCGGTCACTCTCGCGAAGCACACGCTCGGGACGAAGTTCTACGTCGCCGATCCCGCCGTCCCGGGCACGTTCATCCAGGCGAAGGAGTGCATCTCGCCGCCGCCGGTGGGATCCACCAACCCACTGTCGAAGGTGACGTACTCCGACGCCGGCGCCGAGGTGTACATCGGCGGCCGTCCCGACGGCGATAACCCGACGGTGAAGTTCAACTACATCGAGCAGGACCCGGGGCAGAAGGCGATCCGCGACTACACCGACGCGCGGACGAACTTCGACGTGCGCGTGTACGTCCCGAGCGACCCGCCGAAGTATCTCGGTTTCACCGTCACGCCGCAGCGCGCGGCCATGGACCCGTCGAACATCGACGGCCAGCAGGTCCTCGAGTTCATGTACAAGGTCAGCGGCCCGATCGACCGGAACGCGAGCCTGTAGTCCATGCCCGAGATCACCATCCTGATCGACGGGAACCCTTTCCACCTCGACGACGAGGGCATGGCCGCGCTGCGAGGCCTTCGCCAGCCGCGAGACTTTCACGGCGCTGAGGTCGCGGATGCCTTCGGAGTCGTGCCCATCACCCTCAACGGCAAGACCTGGAAGATGCGCGTCGGGAACAAGGAGTGGTGGGCTGCGGAGGAACAGTTCAAGCCCGTCAAGGGCGTGCCCGCCATCATGGACCACATCAACAGGAGCGAGAAGGCGCTGGCGCAGTTCTACAAGATCGCGCTCTCGCGCCACCACGCGGAGCTCACGCTGCAAGAGGTCGGCGACCTGATGGACTTCAAGCCGGAGGAGGGCCAGCCGTCGCTCCGGGATGGCCTCGAGCGCTGCCTCCAGTTCTCGCGGCCCAAGGTCTTCGCCGACGACGAGCCCGACCCAAAAGCGCAAGCCGCTCTCATGGCCGCGTTTCTGGCCAAGGCGGCGACGACCCCGAAGGAATCTGCGGCCACTACCTGAGATCCGCCCTCCGCGCGGGCATGACGCTCGCGGAGTTCTGGGACGCCACGATCACGGAGACGCTCATGTTCATCCAGGCGTTCAAGTGGCGCATGGACGAAAAGAGCCGCTCGGATCTCTGGCACGCATGGCACGTGGCCGCCCTCGCCGGAGCCAACTTCAGCAAGAGCGGAATGCCGCAGTTGGCGACGGTGCTTCCGCCGCGGCGCACGCTGCACACGGTTCCATTGACCCACGCTGAGGAAGCCGCCATGTGGGAGCGGTGGGCCGCGCAGTATCCGGAGCCGGAGCGCGCCTCGTGATCACCGTTACCGCGAAGGTGTCTGGCAACACCGCCACCGCCGCGCTGGACTCCCTGCTGAGGGCCTTTGAGGACCAGCAGGCGTTGACGCGCGACGTGATCCAGGCGGCGGAACCGATTGCCGAAGCCGCGCGCCAGAACATCCGGAAGAAGACCGGCCGCACGCATGACCAGATCACCGTGTGGGCGGACGAAGAGGCGGCGCCAGGCACCTTCAGGGTGTTCGTAGGTATCCCCGGGCCCGAGGTCCTGGGTTCGTCCAGTCGTGCCTGGATCGGCCGGATCCTCGAGGAGGGGCGCAAGCTCGAATTCGGTTCGTCTGTGCGGCGGGCCTTTCCGTGGTTTCGCCCCGCGATCGCCGCGCAGGGCGGTGAGAGGCTGATGCAGCGCTACGCGAGCATCGCGCGCGCCAGGATCGGTAGGTAGGCCGTGGGATCCTCGATTCCCATCGGCGGCTTCAAGCTCGAGATCGGCGGCGACATCAAGGGCCTCCAGAAGGCCGTCGCCGAGGGCAAGGTCTCGATCGAGGATCTGGGCAAGTTCCTCGAGTCGAAGATCGACAAGTCGTCCACGGCCGCGGAGCGCTCCGTCAACAGGCTGGTGAAGGAACTCACCGGCGTCCGCCCGTCGAACCAGCTGAACCAGCTGGCGGTGGCGTTGGAGAAGGTGGGCGGGACGAGCAAGCTCACCGAGGTCCAGATCGCCAACCTCGGAAAGCGGATCGAGGCGCTGAAGGCGCAGGGCGGGGCCGTGCCGGCATCCCTGCAGGGCCTCACGAAGAGCGTCGAAGGCCTGGGCGCGGCGACGGACAAGCTCAAGACCGCAGCCATCCAGGACGCGACGGGGCAGCTGGGCATGCTCGGCACCGTGATGCAGGCGCTGGGCCCGGCCGGCTTGGCGGCGGCCGTCGGCATCGGCGGGCTTGTCATCGCCGGCGCCGGCGCCATCGGCGTCGGCAAGGCGATGGGCGACCTGGTCGTCAACGCGGCCAACTGGGCGGACAAGATCACCGACACCGCCACCGCGACCGGCATGACGACCGAGGCCGTCCAGCGCCTCGAGCACGCCGCGATCGCGTCGGGCGTACCTCTCGAAAAGGTCACCGGCGCGGTGATCAAGATGCAGCGGGCGATGGAGGAGAGCCCGCAGAAGTTCGACCGGCTCGGCCTCTCGATGGCCGAACTCAAGGCGCTAGCGCCAGAGCAGCAGTTGGAAAAGGTCGCCGAGCGCCTGCAGATGATCCAGGACCCGGCCGAGCGAAACACACTGGCCGTCCAGTTGCTGGGCAAGTCGTGGGCGGAGCTCGCGCCGCTGATCGCCGGCGGCCTCGGCGCGATGCAGGACGCCAACGTGATGAGCGCGGAGCAGGTGGCGGAACTGGACGAGCTCCGCAACCAGCTGAACGTCGTCGGCGTCGAGTGGGACAAGCTCTGGGTTCAGATCGGCGGCGCGATCGCCACCGGGACCCACGCGGGCGACGCGATCAAGCTCATCGGCGACATGGTCCGCGACCTCGCGGATAGCCTGAAGTCGTTCCCGGACCTACCTGCCGGCCTCAAGATGCTGGCGGCGATGGACCCCACCGGCATCACCGGTGCGCTCCAGTACGGCGCCGAGGGGATCCAGGACTACAAGGAAGCCAAGGCCCGGCAGGACAACGAAGCGAAGCGCGCGGTAATCCAGTACCTCGGCCACGGCGATCTCAATGCCGGCTTCAAGCGGCTGCGCGACAACCAAATTCGCGAGCAGGAAGAGGAGGCCGCGCGGAAGATCAAGGCGGAAGCCGACGAGCGCGCGGCCGCAGAGGAGAAGTTGCGCCGCGCCGTGGAGCGCGCAACACGTGAGCGCGAGGCCGCGGAAAAGAAGGCCTTCGAGCAGCGCGAGCGCGCGTACAACATGGGGCCGATCAACCCCAACAACCCCTACGCGTCCTCGGTCGAGCTACAGGGACAGTTCTTCGCTGGCGAGATCAACGCGGCGGCGATGGCGCGGCACCAGGCCCAGCAGTCCGCGCTTCTCGAGGACGGGCCGGCCGGCGACAAGGCCCGGCTCGAGCTCGGCATCAGGGCGATCGGCGCGCTGGAGACGAAGGCGGACAAGGCAGCCGAGGCACTCGGAGTCCTGAGCGACCGGGCGCGCCTCGCTGCGAACGCCGGGTATTCGCGCACGGGCAGCATGATCAGCGGCCGCGCGCGGATTCTCGGCGAGACGTACGACGAGGAAGGGAACGTTATCGATATGGATCCCAGCCGCCAGCTGATCGGCGGCCCCAGCATCGGCGGCGCGGCGATGGCGGGCGTGTGGGACGCATTCGATGCGATTGGGTCCAAGCTCCCCGAGGCCGCGCGGTTCGCTTCGCAGGCGCTCCAGATGTTCGGCATCAAGGCGGATTCGACCGCCGGCATCCTTTCCAGCGTCGGGACGTCGCTGGCCAGCGGCGACTTCCTGGGCGCGGCGGCGGGGATGTTCGACATCGGCTCGCGCGGCGGCACGGTGGGCGATATCGCCAGCGTCTTCAGCCTGCCGGCGCTCGCCGGGAACCTGTTTGGAGGAAAGACCGGCAAGGGTTCGAACACCGGCTTCGAGAACACGGACGTGCTGCTGGATCGGCTCAACGACGGCATGCAGCGGAATTCGATGTCGGCGGACGAGATGGCCACCTCGTTCGACGCCGCATTCAACGAACTGATTCCGAACGCGATCAACACCACGACGGGTCTGCTCACGGACAACGCGCAGGCCCTCATCGAGGTCGCGCGCAGCAGCGGCATCGCATCCGAGGCCATCAAGACCCTGATGGCCGAGCAGACCAAGGCCGCGGCGGGGAACCTCGCTGGCGGCTTGGCCGGGCTGACCGCCGCCCGCGAAAAGGGCCAGGGCGGCCTGGTCAGCCAGGGCGCGGCGACCGGCATCGGTGCGGCGATCGGTCAGAACTTCCTCGACCTGCAGAAGACGATGTCGCAGCGCGAGGCGCTCGAGGCCCTGGCGCCCGCGATCCGATCCTTCCGCGAGGAATTGACCGCCGCCGGGCTAGAGGGCGGCGCCGCCTTCGACGCGATCGAGCACAAGCTCACGATCATCAGCGGCGCCATCACGGGGCCACTGGTCGAGAGCACGTCCGGCTTCGTCGGCGTCCTGGCCAACCTCAACAACACGGGCGGCCTGACGGCGGAGATCTTCGCCGGCATCACCGCCCAGGTCGGCGCGAACATCGAAGCGCTGGCCCGCGAGGGCGTCGAGGGCCCGGCCGCCCTCTCCGTGCTCCAGCCGCAGCTGCAGACGATCTGGGAGCTTCAGCAGAAGCACGGCTTCGCGGTCGACGCGTCGACGCAGGGCCTCATCGACCTCGGCCTCAAGGGCGGCACGATCGGGCCGGAAATGCAGTCGGCCGGCGACAAGATGGCCGGCTCCATGGACCGCGTCGCCGATGCGGTGGAAGCCCTGGTCCGCGGCCTGGTCGGCGTAGGGAAGCAACTCACCGAACTGGACGGCCGCCAGGTCGGGATCCGTGTCAACACGACGTACACGAACTCAGGCAACCCCCCACCAGGCGGCGGCGGATCAGACGAGAGCGAGAACCCGGAGGGCTTCGCGGGCGGCAGCGGCGGAATCCGCAACTTTGGTGCGGGCACGCTGGCGATCCTCCACGGGCTCGAGGGCGTATTCACCGCGGACCAACTCGACTCGATGCTGTCGTCGTCGTACGCCATGGGCGCGCGCACCGCCCCGGCGAGCGCCGGCGGAATGGACGGCGCGCTCCTCGACGAGATCCGCGGACTCCGGCGAGACCTTGCCGCGAATTCAGCGCGGGTGGGTGACGCCATCCGCGACAGTGTGCAGTTGATGCAGCGGTGAGCCATGACGGTCCTGAAGGCTTCACCGATACCCGTCGCATGGCAGGACATCCAGTGGCGGATCTACGCCAACCGCGGCGCCGGATGGGAGAGCGTGTCGCGGGACGTCCTCGACGCCGAGGGCGTCACCTGGGATAGGGGCATCGACGGCGGCGGTCCGGATGCCTTCACCGCGCGCAGCGGGACGCTGACGTTCACGCTCAACAACTCCGAGGTCAACAGCGTCGGGATCCGCGGCTTCTGGTCGCCTGGCCACCCGCAGCACGCCATGGGCTGGGACGTCGGCACGCCCCTCCGCCTCGATATCGCTTTCCAGGGCCGCTGGCGAACGCAGTGGATTGGCCGCGCCGATGAGATCACACCGGAGCACGGGATCCTTGGCGCGCGCCGCGTGTTCGTCAAGGCGAAGGACTGGATGGAGGAGGCGGCCGAGCACAAGCTGAAGGGGCTTCCTACGCTCGACAACGTGTACGCGCCGGACATCATCGCGGCGCTACTCAGCGTGATGCCGATCCAGCCGCCCGGCGGCACCGTCATGGATATCGGCCTCGACAAGTACCCGATCGCCTTCGACGACGTGCGCGACGGGAAGACGACGGCGCTGACCGAATTCGGCAAGCTCGGTCGCTCGGGCCGCGACTACATCTTCGTCACGAAGGATGGTGCGCTCCGCTACCAGAACCACAACGGCCGTCTCGCTTCGACCCACAACCTGTTCGTGCTCGACGGCACCATGAGCGACGTCTCCGTCACCCGATCGCGGCGGAACATGGTCAACCGCATCGAGGTGACAACGCACCCGCGGCGCGTCTCCGAAGACTTCGTCGTTCTGTGGTCGCTCGAGGATCGGCCGTTCATCGGGGCGGGCCAGACGCTGCCGTTTCGTGGGGAGTACATTGACCCGGAGAATCCGGCCGAGCGGATCGGCGCCGTCGACGTCCAGGACCTGGTGGCCGGACAGGACTACATCGCGAGCATTCAGCAGGCGCTGGCCAGCGGCGTGCCTGACACACCCGCGACGCTCCGTCCGGACGGGCAGGGGTTCTACACGGGCGGTTCCAACGGAAGCGCTGCCGATCTCGCCGATGGCAGCGACGCGACGGGTGAGCAACCGACCGGCGCAATGGTCAAGCACTCGTGGACCCTCAGCGACATCGCCGCGGCGAGCAACGCTGCGGTCGCCGGGGTACGCGTCGACGTGCGCGTCCTCCACAGCCCAGGGCCGGGCAACATCGACGGCTCTGGCTTCGGCGGATTCTTCGTTCTGTATCCGGGCCTCCGGCTCAATGGAATCGACTTGGTCGCGGCCGCGTGTGATGGCTACGCGTCGGGCATCCATACCTTCCAACGCGACTTCGTGCTTCCGCCGGGCGGCGGCGTCTGGAACGTCGGCGGCGCGAACGCGCTGGAATTCGTTCGCCACTGGAACTGGGGCGGGGACCATACGGCGCTGCCGAAGCTCGTCGAGGTCGAGGTCCACCTGCTCTACGCGGCGGCGGTCGAGGAGCTCGATCGCACGGCCAACATCTCGGTCGCGTTGCCCAACGGCAAGGGCGGCAATGCCACCGACTTCGCGGTCACCAACAACGGCCCTGACGGCGTGTACCTCACGCGTCTGCGGATCCGCGGACGGCCGGTTTTCAAATACGACCCAGTTACATCGTTCGTTGAGGACGCGGCGTCCATCGCGAGCATCGGCGAGAAGCTGGTCACCATCGACCAGTCCTACCAGCCGGACATCAACCGCGGCCTCAACACAGCGAAGTACCTGCTCTACCTGCACGGCGGCCAGACCGATCGCGCGGAGTCTGTGAGCTTCCTGGCCAACCTGAGCGAAGAGCACATGAACAATGCGCTCGACCGTGAGATCGGAGACCGCATCGGCCTGCGTGAGGAGATGACGGGCCTTTCGGCGTTCACTGCCGACGGCAAACCGAAGGGCTGGCACATCCAAAGCATCTCCGGTCAGATCCTGCCGGGCCCGATCTTGACCATGAACTGGGGCCTCGCGCCGGCGGACTCGCAGCAGTACTGGCACGCCGGCGTAGCGGGGGCGACCGAGGCGGGCGTGGGCACGGTGGCGGGGCCATAGATGCGCCGACCCACCATGAATGCTGACAACGGGCCGGCCCTCGAGCTGATGCTGCAACTCTGCCTGGAGCTCGGCGCCGACGCGGTCGCAATCTTCATTTACATCGGTGACGAGGAGCGCGCGGCAAGGTGCGCACGGAGGTGCGCCCGAATCGCGCGCCAGTTGGGCTTGTACGAGGAGGGGAGACCTTGAGGAAAAAGACGATCGCCGTATTGCTGTTGTCGTTGCTGTCAGTCCTTGCGCCGTCGATTGCGTCAGCGCAGGCGTGGACGCCCTGCAGCGGGCCGACTTGCCCGGTTGTGTTCAACCAAATGATCGACCACGACTGGCTGAACACCTTCGTGGTCAACAACACCGCATACCTCTACAACAACCTCAATGCCGCGCAGGGATCCTTCCGAGGCTTGCGGCTTTCGACGGATCCGAGCAGCGGCACGACAAAGGTGCTTCTTCGGTCCGCGGACCAGATCGTCATGGTCCCCAGTGGCCGCAGCTATACCAACTGGGCAAACAACGTCGCGGATATCACCCTCGGCGGCGCGGGCGGCTTGGACACCGGCACTGAACAGGCCTCCACGCACTACGAGGTCTACGCGATCGCCAAAAGCAGCGACGGTACCCGCAACATGCTGTTGCATCGCGCGAAGGACTACTTCCTCGACCAGAACCACGACTCTGACGATACGACATCTCCGATACGTCGTTCGACAAATAGCCGCGAGGCATATGGGCAGGGATTCCAGGTCACCACCACGGGCCTGGTCGAGATCGTCGACGTCGAGATCATCCGGGTGGGAACGGTCACGGGGAATATCCGGGCCGAGATCCATTCGAACGCAGCTGGTGTCCCCAGCGGCACGGTACTGGCCACATCCGACAACATCGATGCGTCGGTAATATCGACCACGTCGCACTTCATACGATTTGAATTCCGGGTCAGCCCAGCCACGCTGACGGCCGCGACCACGTACCACCTCGTATTGACAGGCACGTGGACGCAAAGCGATGCGAACTACATCGGCTGGCGTACCGACACGAGCGCCCCTGGCTACGCGAACGGAGCCGGCTCATTCAAGGAGACCACCTGGCAGGCCGACGCCGCGGACGCTTCCTTCAAGGTCTACGTGACGCGCAACGACACGGCCGTCACGATGCCGTCCGGCTATGACGAGCGCTGCCTCATCGGGCACGTGTTCAACAATTTCGCTTCCGACTTCCTGCAGTTCGAAGCCCGCGACAGGTTGGTCACGCAACTGACCAACCTTCCGATCTTCACCGCTACTTCGATCTCCAATCTCACGATCCAGGACCTGTCGTCGCGCTTGCCGCCGCGGCCGACGATGCTGTGGCCGACGGTCGACACAGGCTCCGCGACAAGCGTCACGCTCAGCCCGATGCCGGGCATCATTGGTGTTGCGGTCACGAACAGTTCGCTACCACGCGTCGCGGGGTCCACGAAGGTGAACGCGGCCAACAACACGATCGTCGAGGCCGGCCCGATACCGGTGAGCGCGTATCAGTATGCCTACGCGATCAACAACGGCAGTTCGACGGTTTCAATTGGAACGTGGAGTTGGTGAGGAGACTGCACGCTCAATGTCCGGCCAGGGGCAGGGCTCGGGCGTGCCGGACACGTTGCCGTGCGGCTCACCGGAATCGAGCCGCACGGCGCACCAGCGGCAGTACGCGGGCTGGTTATCGACCGCTCGCGTCAGCGAGTGTTCCCGCCGCGGGACGAGGGCGCGGCGTAGCAACTTCAGCAGGTCGTCCATCAGCAGCGACTATACCCCGCGGCGGCGCGAGCGTAAGCACACCTCCTAGGGGAATCGTGATCACCGCGGTCGTCCATAGCCAAACGGCGTAGCCTACAGCCGCGGATATGACGAGAGAAACGGCCCAGAAACGCTTCAACGGCCAGCCGCGTCAGCGTCGGCCTCGAGCGCCGCGCGGATGAGCGCCCATTCGTTGTCTGAGTACTCCTCCCACTCCTGAACGGCATTGCCGCGGCCGTCGGCGCCGGCGACGTCGTTCGGCCAGCGCGCGAACGTTCGATCACCCAGCAGGCCACGCCCATCGCCACGATGGATCAGCCCGAATAGGTGACCGATCTCGTGCAGGATGATCCGCCGATCGGACGCCTCGCGGATCGAGCCGTAGGCGATCTCGCCCTCCGCCGTACACGTGCACGCGGCGAGCTGCGCCCACGCGCCACTGATGGACGAGGAACCTTCGGCAACGAACATGGCCGCAGGGTCCAGGCGGAAACGGATTGCTCTTGTGCCTGACCCGTCGCGCACGAAGCGAATCAGCGCCGGGAACCTGCCCTCGATCGCCGCGAGTGCGGAGCGCAGGTCTGCGTTGTCTGAGGTGAAGTCGGCCACGATGTTCACCACGATGGGCCCGCGCGGCGATGGCGCCGCCGTGGGGACGAGATCAGGAACTGCAGAGTGTGCGACAGGCCCGGATCCACACGCGGCGAGCAGAAGGGCCGCCAGAAGCGCGACAAGGGCACGAGCAAGAACCGGCATTCCAAGCCTCCTCCGTTGAGGTCGGCGTGGCCGGTAGTAGCCAGGATCAGTAGATCTTTGTAAGTACCTGATTATTCACAACTGACGCGCTTGTGAACGTCAGGCCTTAACGACCACTGACAACCCGCTGAGCCTCAGCTACATCCGGCCATCTCAGGGCGTAAGCCCTATAACGGCCTCAACTTGGGTATAGTAACATGCCGGTCAAGGTCGGGCGGTGTCCGGTGACACCAGGTAGCCAGTTGGCTTGCCCGGCAGTTGCCTGGTAGTAGCCTGACGTAAGCTCGTTAAATTCGTAAGCTCGCTGAGGAACATGGCGAACAAGAAACCGACGCCGCGGAAGCAGACGACGCGTTTCCCCTTCACCCCGCGTGCCGTCGACGATGCTCAGCCGCTCCCTGGTCAACGTCGGTCATTGTACTGGGACACCCACCCCGATTCGCCACCAGGATTTTGCCTGCGCGTGAGCGCGACCGGTGCGCGGTCGTTCTACCTGCTGCGCACGGTGAAGGCCACTGGCCAGCGCCCATGGGTGCACCTCGGTGAGGCGCGAGGTGTCGGCCTCGAAGACGCGCGGGACCTGGCCTGGGAGAAAGCCGGCGACATCGCCCGCAACAAGAACCCGAACGTCGAGGCCAGGGAGAGCCGACAACGGGCGCGCGCGGAGCAGCTGGCCGCCGTCGACGACGCCGGCGAGTGGACGGTGATCGAGCTGCTGAAGGCCTACATCAAGACTAGGGTCGACGGCGAGGGCCTTGCGCCGTCGACGTACCGCGGCTATGTCCGCCACGCCGAGTACGTGGGGGAGAGCGTCTTCGGTGCGATGAAGGCCCGCGAACTCACGCGCGGCGACGTGCGGAACCTGATCGCGAGGAAGGCGAAGACGCACAAGGCCACGGCCGCCGCCGTCCTCGCGTTCATGAGCGCGGCCTTCAAATGGGCGATGGACGAGGAGGTCCTGGTCACGCTGGCCGACGGGAAGAAGGCGACGCGATCGCGCGTGGACCGCGACCCCACGCGGCGGATCCTCTCCGACCTGCCGAAGGTGAAGGCGGCCACGCGCCGGAAGCGAAAGCGCGTCCTCACCGATGACGAGATCGTGAAGGTCTGGAAGGGCGTCGACCAGCTGGAGCTCTGCGAGTCGCAGTTCCTGCGGCTCATCCTGCTGTGCGGCACCCGACGCCTCGAGACGTACAAGGCCAAATGGAAGAACGTCGATCTCGAGGGCAAGACGGCCCACTGGTTCATCCCGGCCGCCGACCGCAAGGGAAGGGTCGAGGGCGCCCCCGGCGCGCGCACGGCGCTCGACATCCAGTTGGTGCCGTTCGCCGTCCGGCAGTTCCGCATGGTGCAAGCCATCACCGGAAGGAAGGAGCGCGTGTTCGTCGGCCAGGGGATCTCGATGGGCCACATGGGCATCCTGCTGAAGAACGCGAGCGGCATCCCCGACATCACGCCCCACGACCTACGCCGCACGTGCTCGACCGGCCTGCAGCGCCTCGGCTGCCCGC